CCTACTCCGTGGTATTCCAGATAGGCAGCTAACTGAGGACGATTTGAGAACCATCTATGACGGATACGTTGAGATACAGTTAGAAAAGCGAGAAGCTATGGCTCGTATGTCTGATAAGATTAACGTATTCCGTAACGTAGAGTTTTATCAAGAAGGAAAAGATGGTAAAATATACAAGTCTAAGTTTGGATTAGATGGAGTTATTGCTGCCTCAACAGGTAAGGGAAAATACAAAGTAAATCCCAACATTATTCGTTCTGCTGTTCAAGGTCCAAATGGTCAGGGTATATTTATTCCTGACAGTTTAAACAGCAAAGAAATTGTTGCGCTTATTCAGGAGAGAAAGTTCCCTCCATCAGTAATCAACGACTTAAAAAGGATTGAGGCAGAGCTTCGTACACTGCCATTAAGAAAGGTAGAATCAGATGGCTAAGAAAAAGAAAACATTGTCGGATATGGTAAAAGCACCACGCACTATTGACATTAAAGGTCAGAAGCATATGCTTGCGTGGATTACCCCAAGCGAAGGTAAAACTCTCAAGGCACTTGGTGGTTCGGGTACGCCGGGACCAATGGGTCTTCCCGCCTTTTTCTTTGGTGATCCCGGAGAAAGCCCTGAAGCATATGGCCCTGAATCTTTTACCCCATCAGAACCTACACAAGTAGACGTTGCAGACTTTATTGGCAGTGGAGATGAAGACGACGATCAAAGCCAGCAACAAGATCAGGCTCTTGCAAATATTCTTTCTCAAAAAAATGAAGAAGATCGTAACTGGGTAGAAAATAAATTTATTGAAGATGTAAAAGAGGGAAAAACTATTGGTATGTATCAATACGATCCTAGTCGTGGTCGTATGTCAGGATACACACACTCAACAAATCCTCTGGGAATAGGCGGTGTACTCGCTAGTTTGCTAGGTGGAGGTGAGCCTATGACATATACAGGCTTTGGTACAAATCCTTTTGCTCCTCCAGTACAGGATGACGGTGAAAGAGCCGCAACTAGCGGACCCGCAGCACCCTCTGCACCAGACGAGCCAGCGGCTCCTGCTGAAATGACACAGGCAGAAAAAGATTTCTATGGAAAGGGTATTGGAACAGCCACAAGTCTACCCGGATCAGAACAGGAAATTTATAGTAAAATTATTGCTGAAGGAACAAGCCCACTTGGTGGACGTTTTGATAGAGAAAAAGGCTTGCTGTATTTACCAGACGGTAGAGTTATTGATATAAAAACTGGAAGAGAAGTTAAAACAATGTCAGGTCTTGATATCTTTAAACCAGTATCTACTGTAGGCGTCTAATGTCTTCAAAGAAAGTAATGGAATGGAAAATTCTACCAAGATTTATGATGTTGGTTATGACACTAATGAGTTGGCGAGTAGTCGAGTGGTTTATGACCTTGCCCGATCCAACTGCAGCACAGGCTGGTTTAGTATCTGTGGTAACTGGAGCAATGACAGGAGCTTTTGCTATATGGATGAATCACGAAGGAAAAACACATGAAATATAGTAGAGAAAATTTTATTAATAAATTGATTGAGCATGAAGGGATGGTTCTTCATGTATACAAAGATTCACTAGGTATTGACACAATAGGAATAGGCAGAAACCTAGAAGACCGTGGGATTACAAAAGATGAATTGGACTGGATGGATTATCCGTCCATCGAATATGTGTATTCAGATGGAATCTGTGAGGGTGATGCCAAGTACCTTGCTAACAACGACATTGAGATTGTTGAAGAAGAGCTTTGTAAAGCCCAGCCCTGTGTTGAAGAACTTGATGCTGTGCGACAGCTTGTATTGATGGACATGGCTTTTAATATGGGTGTACCTCGTCTGAAAAAATTTGTCAAGATGTGGAATGCAATACACGAAAAAAAGTTTGATGTAGCTGCCAAAGAAATGCTTGATTCCAGATGGGCTAGGCAGGTCAAAGGACGAGCTGTAAAGCTTTCTAAAGCAATGCACAACGGAGAGTTTTAATATGCTGAACTTACTTATTGGACCTATATCTCAACTTGCCGGTACATGGCTGGAGGGTAAAGTTGAAAAGACAAAAGCAGAAACAGGAGCCAAAGTTGCTAAAGCTCGTGCTGAAGCAGTTATCATGGAGAAGAAGGCTACGGGTGAAATTGATTGGGACATTGCTATGGCTGAAGGTAGTAAGCACTCGTGGAAGGACGAGTGGCTGACTATTCTGTTTAGTATCCCTCTTATTCTAGCGTTTATTCCCGGTATGGAAACCGTTGTACAAAATGGATTTGATCAACTGAATAGAATGCCACAATGGTATCAATATAGTTTAGGCGTTATCGTCGCTGCTAGTTTCGGCGTCCGTAGTGCTACTAAGTTCTTCGGAAAGAAGTGACTCGTCAAAGTCGTCGCTGTCGTCTAGTGGAGCAAATTGAGCAGGGAAAGCTTGCTCCATTAAGGCGATCATGGTTTCAAAACCAACAACTTCCATAATCTGTATGATCTCTAACTCAAGAGAATCAGCAGACATTTCCTCACTGTCTGAATTGTTACCACGAACACGAGACAAAAGCTCCAAAGCTTTTAGTGCTGTAGTTCCGTGACCCCCATTCCTAGCAACCTCATATTGTTTTTCAATCTCAGTAATAACATCGATGTCAGTTGACATTTCGTTACGTAGTTCTTCAATACGTTCTTGTATTGAAGTTTCTTGTAGTAATCTATAACCTTGATTGTAAGCTGATGCCTCGCTATATCCTGCATCCTTGGCCGCTCGTGTGGCATTGTTATGCAGGATATAGTTTTGGCAGAACTTTTCTTGTTTTTCTTTAAGCTGCATTTAGAATTTCTTCGTAATGTTTTTCTTTACCACGCTTTGATATTTTATACACCTCACTTACAAGTGTATCTTCTCCATGCACAGTGATTGACATTTCTGGTTCGTTGCTATCAAACAACTTCTCACAATCTTGAGCCATTGCCAGAAGTTCTCCTGTAGTCCAAAACTTGCTGCCATTAATTTCAACCCGCATATACTTTGGTTTTTCTTCTTTCTTATCATCTGATTCAACAACTATCTTTTCCTTTTCCATTTCTTTTGTAACATTAGAAATAGAACAATCAAATCCAAAGAGTTCAAAGTTTCTGAATCCAAGAATATGAGCTAGAGATATTGTTCGCATGGCTGCACATGTACCGCCAGTAACAAGAGTGGCTCCTTCTCCAATGCCGGTTCCTTTATCAACAACTACTTTTTCTTTGACTCCCATATCACGTATAGCATCAGAATATGCTTGCCATCCCTTGATGTTGGCACCTTTCTTTATTAGATAGTTTGTAACAGAAGGATCAGTCATTGATGCAATCAAGAACAATGTCTGATCATCTATTGTTTTAAACAGGTCTTTACGAACTATACCGTGTGTGCTTGTACCTTCAATAGATCGTGGATCAAGAATTACACAGGCGTATGGTTGAATACCATTTTCAATAAGTTTTAGATAGCTATGTTTAACACAAAATACTTTTCCAGATGTTTCTCCTAGCCTACCTCTTAACAGATTGTAGTCCACTGAGTCGCCACCCGATACAACGAATGCTGTTTCTGTGTTAATCTTACCATGTTTTAACCAATTAAAATCATCGATTAGTTTCATGTTTTCTTTTACATTATCAATAATTTCTTGTTTAGGGCGGGAGTCTTTTGGGGTAACAACAATCGGCATTCGTGTTAGCTTACCCGGAAGAGGAGCAATACCTTTTTTCATAGCCACAAAACAAAGATGTGTACGGCCACCACCAAATACAGCATCATTAGAAGGAAGAACGACTTTCCCATATGCTTCTATCTCTTTCATTAGTTTGTTAACGCCGAGATTTTTTTCGGCTGGCAGGACTCCGTTCTGATCTTCACTAAAGTAATCATCGAACACCAGAATTGGAACGTGTTTTAGATTTTCAAAATCAGACTTTACAGTTTCATAGGAATGTCCACCATCGATGTAGGCAAAGTCTGCCTTTTTAATAGCCTTACAGGACGATAGTGTTTTCTTTGTATCTCCCTTGTGGAGTTTGAATGTAAATGATTTTCCCTCTGCTTTCATTTTTTCAGCAAAATCTGTCAAGCGTTGCCTTACAGCTTCAATACTGTTGTGGGCTTTTGTGTTCATTTCATAGTCATCAGACTCAGCCGTGGCGTCTTCAAACAAATCAAAGCCTAGATAATGAACCTTGTCTGTATTTTGAAATGCTGCAACTGCCATTTGAATAGCACGACCACCATTCCAAGTGCCTGTTTCTACAATTGTTTTTGGTTTGTAGAACTTAACAATTTCAAGAAGCTGCTGATAACGACGAGGCCCATTAACATCTGGAGATGTAGTAGCTTTTTTCTTTAGGTTACCTTTGAAGTGATTAAAGTATTCTGAAAGAGGTGATTGCATAAACGCAGCAAGACCCTCTACATTCGGAGATAGGTTATGCACTTCCATACCGTGTGCTTTATAAATGTTAAGAAGACGTTCAAAAATAAATCCATCATGCCATTCTCTGTACGCAATAGTCTCACCAATAGTATAGGCACCTCTTAGATCAGCAAGGATACTACATGTGTTGTGGCTTGAAAGGTTGAAACCCATAAAGCTTGTCTCGCTGTAGTCAACATCTTTTCGACCAAGGTGAACAAGATCAACAGGATCAGGCAACCATTTCTTTACAACGGCTGGATCAAGACGCTTGGTGGTTACGGTATCTGCATCCAGCCAGATCAACCATTTATCTAAGTCGGGAGCACCGCCGCCCAGAACTATTTTTTCTTCTTGATCCATCATCTCAAAAGCAAGGTCAGTCATAGCGTAAACTTTGTGACACCATTTTACTGCATCAAGACGCCAGTTATATGGCATCTTTCCACCTTCTGTACCATCATGCAGTTTCATGCGTTCACGGTACTCGACCATTTCTTCTACATCATTTAGATTACGATAAGTAATGTTACGACTACGAGGGGGATTAACGCTATCAATATCGAAGTCGTGATAGTACGCAACCAGTTCGAAGTAGGTTGGGTTCCATTTTTCAGCAACGCTTTCCAGCATGTTTCTAGCGTATTCATGATAACCCTCTTCACTAAATGATGTCACAAAAGTATACATTAAATAATTTCTCCTAACATTTTATCTGCCATAAGTTTACTATTCAAGGACTGCCATTCTCCTGCATAGTTAATGTCAGATTGTCTTTTTGGCTCCCACTCAGTAAACCAAGGGCCACCAGTTGTAAAGTGTACATTCTTTGGATCAATGTGTTCGGGAGACCAATCGTCCAACCAGTTCCACTCCTCAGAAATGTTTCCGATTTCTTCTTCTTCTAGCCAACGCATACCGTGCAACCACGAGCCGGGCTTTACGTTTGCATCATAAACAGTTAGTTTTAGGTTAGCTGCGTGGGAACAATTCCAAAGCATAAAGCTAGACCAGTTCTTACGGTTGTATTGCTGTTGTATTTGACCATCCATCTTAACAGTTTTGGATGGGTTATAGTTGTGCTTTACACATTGAACTGCATACTGTTCATTCTTTGTGTACTGATCGAATAATTCCCTGATGTCTGTACGAACCATCATATCGGAATCCATAAACAAAGCCCAACCATCATATTGATTTAGAGCAGGTACAAGAAACCTTGTAAATGTAAACTGAGTACTGAACGGACGACCGTCCATCTCGTCTACCATAATCCGTTTGCCGTCAACAGAATCAATACGAGCAGCCCTGCGATAAAGACCGGCTCTGCGTAGGGAATGTTGAAACAAAGGGATGATATCGTATTCTTTATTGTATCTAAGAATTGAATAACGTAAGACTTCATACGCATTTTTTTCCCTTTCATCAAAGCCAATGTATATCACTGGTTTTTTAGCTGAGAACATATTTTATACTCCTTTTGACTTATTGTCAAGTTCTTTTTTCTTCATCCATTCTTCATAGCATGGGTGATGTCGGGGAGGGTTCCACTGAACCCAACCCTCCCCTTTTTTCCACGGCTGTTCGTTATTGTTTTTGTCTGTCATTTCTAAACCTATGTTTGAAGAACACTACTACATTGATTACTGTATTGACAGTGATGGCAAATAAAAGCCACCACTGCCACCAGTTAGGCATATCTAGTCCATCGATCATGCCGCATCAAGGTCTACGATCTCACAGACTCCTGCAGTACAGGCAAGCTCACGACCGCCAGACGTTGTATCTTCCTTCTCAAACTCTTGCAGCTTTGACCAGTCAACAGACTTTGGCATCTCTGCCATGAGTTCTTCGTAGGTTTCTTTGTTGATGTCTTGATACGGAGCCTGTGCATATACATGATCATCGAAAGGTAGGAAACTGATTCCAGACACCTCGTCAAAGTTTTTGTATACCCATGATCCAACTTCCATCCACTCATGCTCTTTGACAGAGATGGTTACAGACGGCTTGTGCTCACACCAGTGACGCTGATACAGCAGCCAGAGTTCAAGTTGTTCAATGGCCGACATATCATAACGTGTAACTGCTTTAGACGGTGAAGCCATAGGAAAGCTGAACACAGTAGTGCTATCAGGCTTTGATACATCCGGCTCGTTGGGAATACCCTCAGAGATCAGAAACTGTGTGATGGGGTCTTTATTATCACCCCGGACAGTACGAATGTAGTATGGGTTGTGACGAGCGTGGATGCCGGAGGCACTGTCCACAAGCTGTGACACTGTACCGGACGGCTTGACGCAGGTTATTGCTGCCGACTGCTTGATGCCAAGACGCTCAGACATTACCTTGTTTGTGACAATTGCTTGTTCTTTGAGTGCATTCAGAGTAGCACCAATGTTCATGCCAAGGTGAGTTGACTTACCCGACATCATATCATTGTCCATGATACCTGTCAGAGATACGCCAAGCAAACGCTCCTCTTCTGTATTCTTCTTCCACACCTTACGAAGGTATTTAAAGTTCGTCAGAGTGGCTTGGAAGGTTCCAAGTATGGTTGCCAGACGGACCTTTTCTGTCAGCGTCTGTTGCGTGTCTGAGGAGCGTACAACTACCTCTGAGAGATTACAGAACTGATACGGACGAAGAATAATCTCACTGCATGGATTACACCCATACTCGTAGTGAAGAGGAAGCTTTGTAAGATGATGTTTTTCTCCTGTAAGAGTTTGGCGGCGACCATTCTTTTGTGCCTGTTTGATTGCAGATTCACGGTTGAAGATGCCACGCTCACCAGACTTACTGTCATATAGGGACACCCACTCACGCATGAACGTGCCAATCTCCGGCTTGAACCTGTAAGCAACGGAGTTGTTAGCCAGAGCACGTTGGCCTTCATTGACCCACCACTGTCCCGACTTTGCTTTTGCCATGAGATCATCGTTCAGGTTGGACAGGCTGATCAGTGCGCTACGACGAACACCACCTACAACAACCACCTCACCAATCTTACACATGATATCGTGACATTCGATTGGGTAGAGTCTGCGACCCGCAGCACCCTTGAACTTCTCAATGCAGAACTTGAAAAGCTCTACTAGCGGCTGGGGGCCAGAGGCACGACCACCAAAGGTCTTGAGTCTTGCTCCTGCGGGTCTTACCTCACTGACATCCCACTTTGGAATTTGTCCGGCATACAGCATAGCAATAAGTTCCCGGAGAGACTTCGCCCATCCCGGACGACTATCGCCAACCTTGATCACTGTATCTGTCTCATGAAATGTTTCGTTTACATATGGAAGCTGATCAACGCAGTCACGCTCTACAGAGAAGCCCACGCCTGTCCCACACATAAGGATGTACATACACTCGTCAAACGCACGAGGGCTGTCCACCGGCATATAAGAGCAGTTGTAACCACCTACATGACAACGATCCAAAGCTGGGCCTGCGGTCATCAGTGCTCTCATGCTTGGCATGATGTCTTGGTTTAGCACCGCCTCTTCAAGCTCTGCACGGAGGTCTTCTGGCATAGCGTAGTTGTAATTTTTTGCAAGGTGATTTTCCATGTAATCAAAGTAACGCTCAACAGTTTCTGTCCAAGTCTCACGACGTTGATCTTCTTCACGCCACCTTGCATAGCGGGAAA